GTATATCCTCCTTTTCTGATAAATCCCGGAACCACACGTAATATATCTACCGACAAGCAGTCTCCTGGTTTGGCCCCCTCCACATAAACCGGTCCGGTCACAGGATTACATCCGCCTCCTTTATCGTACAGCTTCGGAAACTCCGCCCAGATATCGCTCTCCTTTGTAATCAGACTCACATTAGCATCCTCTGTCTCAAATATGACCCGGTCACCGGAATGGATGGCTGCCACTGGCTCTATATTGCGGTCAAAGGCAAATTTTTTATGTTCCATTCCTATTACCAGTGTATCCTTCATTTTCTTTTTCATCTTCCGTTTCTGGTAAGATAGGATTTTCCTGAGTTTCTGCCTCAGTAGGCGGTTTTATGGCTTCAGGAGGCATTGGTGGATTTACTACAATTTTTGGCTGAAGCACTGTTTTGGGCATCTGTGTTTCCTGAGCACACGCATGTATAAGCAGTTTTTCCGCCAGCCCACGATATACCATTATTGCCTTAGTTTCCGGTACCTCTACATTCAGGGACATACCCTGAGTTGATAATCTGATCTTCATTTTCCTTCCTCCATCTTCTTCAAATACCCGCATACTGTACTTGGTGCAAGCTACATTTCCTCAGCGATCTGCTTCATGCTCCATCCGGCATTGCGAAGTGCTTTCATTTTTCCAACATCGATCTGCTTTTTGTTTGTTGCTTCTGGCTTTGGTGGCTCCGACTTCTCCTTGGTTTCCATAACTGCCTTCTCTTCCACTGCCTTTGGCTCTGCTACTTCTGCCGGCTTCTCCTCAGCTGACTCTGTCTCTCTTTTTTCTTTCTCCGGCACGATCCGGAAGAACTCACATCCAGCCAGGATCTTCTTCAATGTCAGGAACTCATAATCATCCAGGTTCTTAGGTTCTGGTACTACCGGTTGGAGTACTCCCACCATAAGACCTCTTTTGTGCAGTTCCAGTGCCTCATCGATCGCTATCTGTTTTATGATCATTGTCTTTCCCCTTTCTGTATCTCTTTCAGCTTTTCGATCAACGTAGTCCGGTTTGTCCGGCAGTCCCTAAAGAACTTTCCAGGCTCCAGAAGATACTCCTCATTTGCTCCATACCCTTCCTTGTACCTCATGGCAACATCGGCTTTCCAGTCATAGAGCATGGAGTGATACGTCTTGATAACGAAGCTTGTCCCATCTGGAAGATCATACCGGTAATACCGTTCACCTGTCTCCTGGTTATCGATCCAGAGTGTCCAGGTTTCATACGCATCAATAAAAGCTGCTCTCTGGTCATTGTTCCTAAGCGGTGGAAGCTCTGGCTGCTTCGGTCTATCCTTTTTCTCTTCCAAATCTTCCAGCTCACACAGCATGGAAGCCAAAGCACCTACTTCCAGCTTTTGCATTCTGATATGCTCATCTGACTTATCAATGCCGGGAATTCCCAGACATTTGCTAAAAAGCTGCTTCTTTCTCTCCAGAAGTTCTCTCAGGATTTCTATATCTGTACGTTCTTTTATTTCATCTTCGGAAGCTTCGGTATCCGTTTGCGACGTCGCAATCCCTGTTTCAGCTTCTTCTACCAATTCCGTAACCGATATTTCCTGGCTGATCAGCTTACCTGCCACCGGCTGGGCCATGCTTTCATCCTCTTCCACACCAAATAGCACCGCCGTTGAGGCTTCAAAGCTTTCCACCCTCTCTTCCGGCATAAACCCGGGGATCTCTTTTAGCTCTGTCTGCCCAGGTATCTCTATGTAAGGGACTTCCTTCGGTCTTGCCATGCTCCGGATTTCCCGGACGGTCATATCCGGTGTGATCTGCTCCAGTTGCTCATCACTCATGCCAAGCATCTCCTGCAGCTGGCTCTTGCTGAAGTCCTTAAACCTATCATCTATGAGCGGACTGTTACCGCCCCTGGAAAACCTTGTGTTCCTGGTAATGTATCTGGATGTGGCAGAGGCACTGAGACCAAACCTGTCCATGGCATACTCATTGATGTTCTTATATCCTGCTTCCAGGTACAGTTCATTGTCCCTGATATGCTTCAGGTAAAATCCCGTTGCGATCACACTGCGTACGGCTGACTGCAGGTTGGACCGGATAAATACCTCTGCATCTTCCAGAGATACATTCTGGTACCATTCCTCTACCTCACCGGTCAAAACCTTCTGATCCACTGCAAGGATCTCTGTTTTGTTCTTCTCTGTCTCCACTGTTATCTTCCCTCCCCCGTAAGCTGGCTGCGTACTCTCTCCAGGGCGATCGCATCATAGTCCGTATCACTCTGGGTAAAGTTATGAAAACGGTTCTTAGGACCTGTTTTAGGCGTATCCTGCGGTCTTGCTGAATCCTGTGTCCTGCTCAGCCAGCCATTAATGAATTTATCAATGCCTCTGGCTGTCTTCCTGTTTTTCGGATGCGAGTCAAGCCAGCCGATCATCTTCCGGAATTCCTGGTCCACATCAACAGCCGGATAAAGCTGTCCGTACTTCTCTACAGAATCCCTTGATACCGGATAAAAGCTTCCGTCAAGTAACTGCAGCTCATACACGGTATCCGGGCAAGGACTGCTTTGCAGCTCCGCGCCTATCATTTTATTTTTTTTACTTTTATTTACTTTACTTTCCTTTATGTCATTTTTCCGGGAAGAATCGTTATTCTTCCGGGAATTATCCTCATTTTTCCGGGAAGAATGAAAAGAAGGGTTCACTTTAATAAAGGGTTCCGTTTCATCCGCTTCCAAAAGCCAGAAACCCTTTATTACCACCGGTGTCTTTTTGGCGCGTTCCTTAACCGCCAGCTGATACCGTTTCTGTATTCCGGGTGAGGTGAGGATAGTGTCCGACTTGAAAAGTGTGCTGTCCAGTAGTGACCGTTCAAGCAAGAATGTCAGCACCTGCTCTATGAACCCATCTGAGAGATTCAGGTCTGCTGCCAGGATGAACTTAAAATCATCGTTCCATTCCATGTAGTAGCCTTTTTTGTAGATCTCGCAGAGTAAATAGATATATACCGCGATCCCGTTATTTCCAAACCTGGCACGCAGGATCCGGATCTTATTATCCGTGAAAAAATCGACATCAAGAGGAAAGTAACTAAGACCTGGCTTCTGCTGTCTTGGCATTTTCCTTTCCTTCCGTTATCTGCTGTCCAGCCTCCCACTCTTTGTAGAGCTGGATCCAGTCTTCTAATCTCATGGTGACCAGCCATTCTGACCGGTCCCTGCGGTGGAACACAGTCGGCATCTCTCCGGTCCTGGCGTCCCTTTTGGACTGTTCCATGGCTTCCTGGAGGTTTAACCGTTCCACTCTCTTACATTCTATATGGATGCCTGGGAGACCGGTCACATCCGCATCACCGCTGGCACCGCAGAACTGCTGCCCTCTGCGGCAGTCATAGCCGTGGTCCCTTAACCTTCCGGCCAGTTCCCGTTCCCCGCGTTTTCCTTTTTCCCGCTGTGACTTTCCCATAACGATCCTCATCTTTCTTTTAAAAGGGGCGGTGGTCAGAGACTTGGGTCATGCTCCGCCCCTTCAGGTACAACACCTCTGGTCATTTAATATCGTGACATATAAAACTGACCTTTAAGGTAATAAAACAAGCTTTTGCAAATACAACGGATTATCCGATGATAGTAATACGGTTTCTAAGAGCCATATCCTGTTCTGACAGGACTAATTCCAGATAATCCTTGATCTTTCTTATTGCTTCTGTCTTCCAGATGCCTCCCTCTGCTTCCACCAGCTTAAACTCCGGTGTCCCTCTGTCTCCGATACGGAATACAAACTGGCTGACCGGCTGCTCCACTTCCTGGAAGGTACGGTAAGGTCTTAACTGGACCGGGTTTGGTACGATCGCATCTGCCTTGGCCGCCACACCCACAGTCATGGTAGCCACCTGGGTACAGCCATCATCGGAATAGGTCTGCTCATTCTTTCTCTCGATATTTCCGGCAAGCAGGAGCACCGCATCCAGGTCCGCCGTTTTTGCGAAGTTGGCCTGCAGACTGATCATAAAGCTTTCCTGGTCGTACCACTGGTCAAAGTGGAAGCCGGAAACCTGGGCGTCTGTTTCAAACAGGACCTCTCTCTTACGTTCCCCATCCAGGGCAGACATCAGCCTGACCTTTGTAGGGCTTACCACATGGACGATCATCCTTCTGCCTTCCGTAAACTCTTCCCTGCAGTTTACGATGTAATCTGCCAGTGCTGAAAGGGTCGTGGCCTTTACAGGCTCTGCATAATTGGCGGTATCATATCTTCTCAGTGTCTTGTTGGCATATGTATGGCCGCAGATCTCCACTACTTCTGTTTTCTCATTTTCCCTGGCAAGATCTTCCACATGCTCCAGGGCATCTTTTAAACCTTCTAACATCGATCATCTCTCCTTTGCTCATTTATCTTTTTTATCATGCCTGCTGTCTTCTCAAGTCGATCGGCCCGGTCCTTCTGTCCTCAAAGATCTCACCGGTCTCCGGATCCACCCTTCTGCCGGGGCTGACCTCTTCATAAGCAGCTGCAGGGATCTCCTGTACCGGATTTACCTGTGGGAGCCTGCTCCCCGGCTCTGACATATCAATACGGCTCGTACTGGAGTCCTGTCCCACCAGGAACATGGTCTCCGCTTTCTTAAATCCGGCCAGTTTCGGCTTCACGTTATACTCTACCTTCAGGTTCCCACGCCCGGCCGGTTTGAACTTGATATGGATTGTCATTTCCCTGGCAGCTTCCGGATCCATGTTCGGATCCAGGATGTTCCTTCCGATCTGCCTCAGGGCCATGTTGAACTTCTCCTGCAGCCCGCCATTACCAATGCTGTCAAATGTTATCACCATGCCTTGATCACCTCCTTTCATTTCACCTATTTAGCTGAAAAAATCTGCCGCTGCATCGTTCGTTTCCTGCGCAGCATCATCTTCCTGGACTGCAGCACTCTCTTCCTGTGGTACTGCTGCCTCTTCTACTGCATCCGGCTGTACAGTCTCCACATAATCCCGGCTTCCGTCCTCACGGATCACTGCCATATCAGAGTCAATGGCGTCCTAAAGGTCAATGCTCATGATGCCCCACTTACTGATCAGCTGTCGGAGCATGGTCTTATAGGCCATAGCATCAAAATCCTTGGCCCAGAAAGTCCAGCTTGTCCCTTTTTCCAGGTCGCGTTTATAACCAGGACTGTACTTCTTGGCATGGGCTTCCATTTTTGCCCTGCTCCAGTACATTGCTTTCCGGAAGCCATTGGTGTACTCAAACATTGCATAGTAGCCGATCGTGGGCGCTGCTTCTCTCTGCTCATCATCCTGGATCAGGTTCACTTCGATCTCCTCATTCAAAGGATCAAAGCGGATCAGTTCCCCTTCTTTGATAGAAAGCACGTTCAGTTTCTTATACTGACTGGAACGGGTCGCTAACTGGATATAGCCTTTATATCCGAGCTGGAACTGTGCTTCTTTAGCTCCTTTACTGCGGTTATCATAAGGGACCATGTAATACTGGCCAAGCTGTGGGCTTGGGGAGAGGTTTAATGACTCTCCCAGAAGTGCCGCTGACAGGATACTGGAATTTGTGCATTCCTGAAGGGCCGGTGTTGCCTGTACCGCTGATACGATACTGGAAATAAAACGAGTGCCGTTCTTGCCGCCTACTACCTTGTTGATCTGGTCCTTAACTGCATCCTGGGTAAGATATGCAGTTAATCCCGTCTTCTGTGTCCTTGGTGCTAACCTGTTTGCTACTGCCATTTCTACATCCTCCTCTTACTGTTTCGGTACCGGTTCAAACCGGATGCCGTTCTCTTTTAAGAATCCTTTTAACTTCATCAGCTGTTCCCTGGTGGCATAGACCCGAAAGTCGATCACATTGACCGGCTCTTCTACGGTCTCCATTTTAGGTTCTTCTGCCTTAACCGGTCCTGCAGGAGCTGCCTGTACGTTTTCCTGTCTTCCGGCTGCCATCACGCTCTCAGCTGCGGCTTTTCTCTGTGCTTCCTGCTCTGCCTTTCTCCTTGCCATTTCTTCCTGGTAAATCCTACGGTTCTGTTCCTCTGCCTCTAACTGGTTTCTTTTTGCCATGGCCGCACCGATATCATAAGTCTCCAAAAAGACTTTCTTCATATCACCGGCATAAGGGCTGTCCACTTCATTTAAGACAGCCAGTCCCTCATCCACCTTCTGGATCAGAGCCAGGATCTCTTCCTTGATGGACTTCATGGTAGTGGAAGCCAAGGCATATCTTGGCTGCATCACACGTTCAAACGGAAGATACTTGCCAATGTCATGGATGTTATCCTCATAGAATTCCCTGACCTTGGCGGTCTTCTCCTCACGCAGGCGTTCCTCGTAGCCTTTGATCTGACCGTCAATGTTATTGATAGCCTTTTTAATGATCGCTGTAAGATCATCAGCTTCTGAACGAAACGTCTCATAAGGTTCCGTAACCTTTTTACGTACCCTGGATTTCTCTGCCTCTAACGCATCTTTAAACTTATTTAACTTTGCTCTGTCTTCTTTAGCCTTTTTGATCATTTCATCTGTATAAACAGATGCTGCATATTCTGCAGAAATAGGCTCTATATAGTTTTTGAGTTCTTCGTAATTCCACTCGATCCGCTTTAAGAAACTGTCTTCCGGATTGTAAACTTTTAATTCCATCATGTCTGTTTTCCTCTTTTCCTATATTGCCGGAAGGATCAGGTCCGGCCTGATACCCGTGACCACACAGTTCCAGAACTTCCGTTCTGACTCTACCAGGCACACTATATCCTCCTCAACTTCTTTACGTTCAATAAAGTAATGCCTTGTCTCGATCCGCATCCGCTCTCCCTGACCACTTTTGATCTGGGCTTTCAGGACTGCAAAATCGCATTCCGTTACTGCCAGATAATGGAGTACCTGGCAGAAGTAATTATCCGGGATCTTGTCCCTCCATTTCTCCCACTGGGAACTCTGAAGGATGTTTGTGGTCTTGATCTCCAGGATTCCATGACGTCCGGTACTGTCCAGAAGCTCCCCATCTAAAGAAGCATGCATCCAGGGATACTT